TTCCATTGGGATACAATCGTGGAAAGTACGTTGCCAGAAGATGTCACCTTTACGGTTAAAGTTTGTAACAACAATCGTTCCAACGTAATCTTTTTTCAATCCTTGCTCACCAGTTAGAGGGTTGTAAACAATTCTCCACCAATTACGTAGAGTTTTGTAAACATACAACTCGTTTGCATCGTTCAAGTTAAGTGAAAACTCAACTTTAATGTCCGATGTTGTAGCAGAAGGTACACCAGAAGCATACGAACGAGTAGCAAATTTGTACTTTTGTTCAATTACAGCTGTACCTCTATCCTGAGTAAGACCTGAAATTTTGTTAACATGTTCAAGCAAAATCGAACCTCCACTAACTGTTGCAGGTGGAAGGATATTAACTTCAAATAAGTTATTGTAGTATGGTTCAAAATACTTAGTTGAAGCCTTGCTATTGAGGTAATGTGGTAAACCAGGCATTGTTTATGTGCTTTTTTTATATTTATCTTTGCTGATTAAAAATGAAAAGCCGACCGATAAAGATCGGCTTTTCAAGTAGTTTTTATAGGAAGTTACCAGTTGCAATAGTACCAGTACGAAGGATTGTTGTACGATGTACAAGAATACCCATACCTCTAACAGGTTCGATGTAAGTATCGAGAATACCGATATTGTTATCGATGATTTCGTTAGTGTTGTTGGTACTATCCATGATATTTTGGAAGTCGTAAACTCCACCGTCAGACAAGATTTGTGATAAGAAGTTATCAGCTAAAGTCTTGATTTCCAAGGATTTTGAGCAGTATTGAATTCCCAACGGTAATTTTTGAGAATTGCTTCGATACCGTCTTGGATGTAGATTAGCAACTCACGAACGTGGATTTGTGAAAGTGCTGATTTAACGGTTTGTTGAGCAGTTTGGTTAGCGTTAATTACTAAACCAAAACCTCTCTTATTTACGATTGCATTGTAACCAAATGGTTCGATCCAATCAAGATCTTGACGGTCGAAGTTATATTCTACACCTACCAATCCAGCTCCAGTTACTACTCCTCGACGAGGACCTGCAACGATTGAATACGGTAGAGCTAAATTGTACTTATCGATGTACAAATTAGATACATTACCAGCAGGTGGAACTGAAACGTTGTGACCACCTTCACGGATAACTAAGTTAGGTCCGTAGAATGCAGAGTAGTTAGCTCCATCAGCAATTCCAGGTAAATTGAAGATATTAGATGGGTTAACATTTAGGTTACCTCCAGTTGGTACATATTGTGTATCAAATGTTGGTGTTGGTAGATTTGGATCGTAGAAAATAGGATTTGTAGACTTCTTAAATTGTTTAACAGAAGGCATATTTACAATTGCCAATGCTGATTGACGATTTTTAGCAAGCTTAGTTAAACGGATTTTAGAAGCTGGTTCGATTTGACCTTCAAATGTATCTACAATATAACGGAAAGTAATAACTTCACGGTCAGTCAATGCTTGTGCGATATTTGAATCGTACATTACATCAAGTATTTCGTTTTGACGATCAGAAGTACCGTTAGGCATTTGTGCATCTCTTAATGTATAACCGTTAAGAGTTGAGAATCGATAGTAATCAGCGAAGTTTCTCAAGTCTTTGTAACGTTCAACGGTTGGTTGAGCTGGGTTAGTTACATCTTTGAAGATTGGATCGTTAGTAGTTACTTTAATATAACCATAAGTAGCTGAAAGCGGGTTTGTATCTTCTTGAACAGAAATAATTCTAGTCAAACGAGATTTACCAGTTTCTGGGTCAAATTTAGTTGGAGTACCAGTACCACCATGATTCATAACGAGGTTATCTCCAACAACTAGTTTACCAGTGTAACCACCTAGACCGAAAGGACCAGTTGCAGTGTTATTCAACCAAATTACGGTTGTTGGGTTAGCAGGTGTTAAAGTAGCATCGATTTCAAGAGACTCATTGATATTAGCAGCAAGTGTCTTAAATGAGAAATTGGTAGTAGCAGAGATTGCAGTTGAACCAGTGAAACCGTTAGTTGTATAAGCGGTAACTTTTAGATAGTTAACTGTATCTGAGAAGATTGGTCCAATACCTCCAAAAGGAGTACCGGCAAAGGTAGCACCTGAGAAGTCGTTTGTAGCAACTCTAGTAAACTCAGCATAAGCATAAGTAGCACCAGAACCAGTGAAACCAGTATATGAAATACGATCACCGTCGGTTAAGAAACCTGAAAGTTCTGCATCATATATAGCTGAATCTTGACCAACATAAAGTTGACCAGGTACAGAAGTACTATCATTAAATTGCCATTTATTATTAAGCATAATTAATGAAGCAGTTCCACCACCAGCAGTAACACCAGCACCTCCAATGTAATACCATCCATTACTTGTAGAAGTTGGACCTGGTACAACTGATGTAGCTGATTGAGTTTTATTGATATACAATGTTAACGTATTAAGAGTTTCATTGTAAACTGGTGATTGTGTTGAAATGTAAGTTGCGTTTGAAGTAGGACCAGCAAGTACAACAGAATTACCTTGTAAGAATACTGGATTGTTTCTAACGTCAGTAACAAAAGTTTCAAATGCGATTTGTGAAGCAAATGCAGATGAGTAACCGGTTGGCATTGCTGAAGATGAAGGACCATAAATAGTCATTGTATCAAAGTAACCTGTGTTACCTGATGAAGTCCAACCTGTAGCACCTTGAAGTGAAACCGAAGCAGCAAGTAAAGCATTAGCAGCAACGTTAGCAGTAGCGCCTACTACGAAGTTTCTTCTAACTGGACCAGTAGAACCCCAAGTTTTTGTATAACCTAGATCTTCAACGATGGTTCCATAATATGAAAGGAAGTTGATGATACCAGGTTGTTGTGTTTCTAAAGTATGACCAATCATATCGATTAAGTCAGCAGAAATGTAACGATTAGAACCGGCAATGTAATAAGGTTGTTCATCATAAGCATCTTGGTTAATTGCCATTAAAACACCAGTTTTAGATGTTTCAAGGTTAACAAGATCTTGAACAAACATATTGTTACCATTTTTGTCTTGGAATTCTGGAATAAGAGCACCTGTGTAAACTCCAAGTACATTAACTTGTGGTAAAGCGAGGAATGTTGTTAAACCGTCTCTTTCATAACCAAATTGGTCGATAATAGTTTTCTTAAGACCTGTATTATCAAAATAAGGTCCAAAGATTGGATCAATTGCAAGAGTTGCATATGATGAGAAGTCTCCTTCAACAACAATTACATCGATCATGTAATCTGAAATGTAATCATTTTCATTCATCCAGAAAGGAACTTGACCAACAGTAAACCAATCTTTTGCAAGTACATTGAAACCTAAAACATCAGATTTACGAGTGATGATTGAGATAGGTTTTCTACCAACGTTTGCATAGTTTAGTAAGCGTTGAGTCATTGTAGTTCCATTAACAGCTGCTGACGAAATCAAAGCAGAAGGATCAGTGAACCAGAATTTATCTTTGTTGAAGTAGCTTGATACAGGTGCATCATCTACATTTGCATTCGTATCGGTACAAGAAGTAGCGATAGATTGGAATTGTGAACGATCTAGAGCATCATCTAGATTAAGGAGGTTAAGAACAATTACTGGACCACGATCTAAACACGTCAAAGCGGTTCTGTGAAAGAACGAACCTTTACGCTCAAGAACAGTATCAATATCTCCAAAAATAGTTTTGAAGAATGAAGTGTCTTGAACAAACACTGGAGTGTTAAAAGGCCCTTTCTTAGAGAAACCAATAATAAGACGGATTGTCTCTGAAGGGATGTTAGTAATTTGGCTCTTATCAAACTCCAATCGGTATACACCTGAAGATTTGAATTGTTGTAAGCTTGGTGATAGTGCCATTTGACTCTAATTTTTTTATTATATATCTCTGTCTCTATAGCTTTTAGAAAAGGCCGTCGTAAATTGAATCTGAATCCGATTCGTCTTCGAAATCCAACATTTTATCAATTTTTTTCTGTAAATTTCCATCCAGCGAGTCAAAGATTTCTTCAATAATTTCAGTGAAATCTAATGTTTCGAAGAATGAGGAAGCTGAAACGCAGGTCATTATACAATCGTCATTTCCTGACTGTGCCGAGTAAGTTCCGTTTGGATTCCTTGAGAAAGCCTTTGCTTCTTCTATGGTTCTCGGTTCCTGTATTATTAACTGACCAATACCTACGCTCTTCTTCATTTTTTCACAATAAAGAATCTTGTTATCTTTGTTGATACGTAAACCTAAATTCTTCGTTTTTGCTCCAACTCGATGATGATATCTTACGATAGTTTCTTCATCAAAGTCATTTGAAGCTGGGTAAAGAGTAGTTAGATTTTTCATCAACTCAGATCCATATGTGTTGTATTCGATAACTAAACGGAGATTCTCTTGATCGAAAACCTTAACTACTAAGGCATATAAGATTTTAGAGAAGTCTTCTATATTATGTATATTTGACCTAAAAATTCCAA